AATAGACTGCGGTCTTTTCATAGACTACTCCACAAACAGTGTTTGGGAATCTCGGATCAGTCACTCGGTTAAGTGTGACCTGTGCTACAGCTACTTTGCCTTCAAACGGTTCATAGCCTGCTTCGCGATAGATATTTAGAGCAAGACACCCTAGATCTTTTTCTATGCTCTCCGCTGATACAAATTGATATCCTTCTTGTCCGCTTAACTTCTGAAATTTCCATCCAGTTATCGAACTTACTACAAATAACACCGCTAACAACGATAATACGATACTGCCTATTCTAAGAGATTGAAACATAGTGTTCCTCCTTTCATTTGGTGCCACGATCGTTTGTGGCATTACATTAAGGGAGTCTACTCCACGAGGCTCTATAAGAGAACCCTGGGTTCGTGTAGTCGTCTCCATCGATCACTGCTCTCTTTTCTGCTGTTTACAGATCAGCGATAGGATCGTTGGCGAGCATGGCTTCCCGAATCTCACGGGTTCCTCATTGGCCAAGACTCGCAGGTTTGGACATAAAACTGGTTCGCTCCGTCCAGACCAACTATCTCAGTTTCTTGCGAAACGTATAATATATATCGCATCTTTGCAATTATACTACAAAAAATGGTGATTATCGACGCATTTTGGCGATATCAACTGCTTCTTCGTCCGAAAAGATCGGAACGGCGTTGCTTTTATGTAGAGTGCCGATACCTTTGACTTTGGTGCCTGTATAGACCTTCTGCTCTGATTTCGCGCAGGCTGCCGCGGTAAACGGTAGACTGGGAACGTGTTCAGTCTGCCTATGTTGCAGTTTAGGAGGAACGTAGACTTCTGCGGACAAGGCCCTGCGCTTTCGCCGATCTTCAGCTTCTATACCCCATTTCTTTTGCAGGGCTTTCCATGATTCTTCGAGCTCACGAGCTTTTCGGGCTTCGTCGGCGTTGCGGAATTTCTGGCGACCTTTACGCTTGCCAGTGGTTGTAAGCCAGGGCCCTTCCAAATGCATGGTCATCGCAGTATCCTATCGTAGTTTGGATAGAGCTAGTATACTGGAATTTTTGATGATTGTCAATAGAATCGGCTGGCCACAGCAGTCAGCAGTTCTTCGTGATCGTAGTCTTGGAACTCGTCGCCCAAACTGTATTCGGCATCGTCTACCGCATCTGCGTCCGCGATGCCCACGATCTTTAGGGCTTCTCTGCGGCTCAGAGGTTCTCCACGCATGTTGCTGACCCAAACCACGGTCATTACTGCACAGGCGAACACGGCTTGGTCATCGTAGATCTCGTTGGTTTCGCACCATTCCACGGCACGATGCAGATAATAGTCGATGTCCTCGATCCTATTTTCCAACTGGGACACCCAATCTTTGGTGCGATCTCTGGTCCAGGGCATTAGACTCGGAAACTCTCTCCACAACCGCAGCGACCCGATTCGTTGGGATTGATGAACTCGAATCCTTCATTGAGACCCTGCTTCTGCCAGTCCATGGTCACGCCGTTGACATAGGGCATGGATCTACCATCTACCCAGACTTTGACTCCGTGGTCTTCGTAGACGAACTGATCTCTAGTCACGGGCGCTGCGTCTACGAATTCCAAGACATAGGCCAGACCGCTGCAGCCCGTGGTCTTGACTCCTATGCGTATGCCCAGACCATGGCCACGTTTTTCTAGCTGTTGCCGTATTTTATCAGCGGCTAGTTCTGTCAGTGTTATCATGATAGATAGTAGCCAAAGCCTGCATCTGGGCTCTGCTGTTTTCTAGATCACCAAATGTAGTAGGCACACAGGCAGCGATTATCCTCTGTCTACGATACTCTTCTACTTTCATTGCGCAGGGTTCATGGGTGCGGAACACTTCCTCGACTCTGCCCTGTGGGTCTCCTGCGACTACTAGGGCGAAAAAAAGTTCAGTTAACATGCTTTTTCCTATAATCTTCTATGGCTGCTTTGATAGCATCTTCTGCGAGGATGGAGCAGTGAATTTTCACTGGCGGTAGAGCCAACTCTTGAGCTATGGTTGTATTCTTAATAGCAGCCGCTTCGTCTAAGGTTTTTCCTTTGACCCATTCTGTGACTAAAGAACTGCTGGCGATCGCAGAACCACAACCATACGTCTTAAAACGTGCATCGGATATAATGCCATTTTCATCTACCTTTATCTGTAGTTTCATTACATCGCCCTCAGCCGCAAGCCGGTGCACCAACCATACCGGTGCCGACTTGCGGGTCCTCCTTGGCGAACGATCCTACATTTCTGGGATTATTATAATGGTCTAAAACTTTTTCGCTGTAAGCCATTTTATTCTCCTAAAATGTTTTTAATTACTTCTTCTGGTTGGAAGCGATCCCATTTCTGCCTGTTTTCTTCCCCCAGGATCCATCTTAAATTTTTCCTACTGCCTATTACTGCCGGATCTATTCCTAATTCAAATCCTTGACGATAAGGAATGATGTGATCCAACTGATACTGATCTTTTCTTTTACCTGTATTAGAAGGTATAGAATTTTCTTGCTTCATAGCATACCAAGAACGATATGTCGCCTTTTTAACTTCTCTTTTATAAGCGGTAAAAGCATCATCGACGTAATTCTTAGGACGCATATTATTTACTCGTCCGTCTTTGTTAGGATTATTTTCTCGCCATTTAAGGCTTTGTGCTTGGTTAGATACGCCTTTATTCCAGCCCCAACCCTTTTTTAGACCTTCTCTGTTTTGCTTTGCCTTTTGTTCTTCTGTAAGTGTTAATCCTTTATTCCACGGTATGTGTCCCATACGGTTATTAGGATTTTTACAAGGCTGAGAACAATAGTCTAAAAATCGAGGACGAGTTTCAAATTCAGAGCCACAAAAAAGACACGCTTTAATGAAACCATACTTTTTCATAAAAGTATTTATCGCCTTGGCGTGCCTGTCTGCGAGTTTTATTCTCCTTTTTCTTTCTTCCACAGTGTCCATGCACCATAACCAATAGCACCATAGGCTACAATGCTGGCGATAGGTTCGAATACTAAGTATACTACACCTGCCGCTATTAGCACAACACCATCCCAGGTGGTCCTTTCTTTCAATCTTTGCATGATCCAGATTTTTGCAAGTTCTATCATTTTACACTCCTTGTAGTCTAATATTTACAACATCCCAGTCGATAATGCGCCAAATATTGTTGAGATATTTGGCCTTATCGGGACCGTAATCGGTAAACCAGACATGTTCCCACCAATCTATCAGCAGGACGATTTTCATGTTTTTCTTGTATTCATGATTAGCGATCGTTTTGATTTCACCAGCAGTGTCCATGTAGACCCAGCCGCTGCCCTGTATGGACATCGCGGTTTTTTCCACGGCTTCTTTAAACTTATCAAAACTGCCATATACATCGTCTATCAATGCTTTGCTTGAGCCCTGAGGTTTGTTAGCAGCTCTAGGCGGAGTGAGATTGGCAAAGAAAATGTTGTGCAGCATAGCGCCACCGTAGTTAAAATCCGCGTCACCTTCCCCGGCGTTGTATCTTTCGAAGTATTTGCTGGCTAATCCGTCATAGTGATATTTCACCGCAGCTTCACTGAGCACAGGATCTAGCTCAGATCGATCGAAGTTTAATTTATCCTGTGCGATTTCACGCCCGTGATCTTCTTCGAAGAGGTATTTTATGAAATGTAGAGTCATACCGAGAAACTGCTGCCGCAGCCGCAGGTCGTTTGGGCGTTGGGATTTTTTATGCTGAAACTGGCGCCGGAAAGATCTTCTTTGTAGTCTATGACAGCACCTGTGAGATACTGCATGCTCATAGAATCTATCAGTATCTTTATATTAGCTCGTTCTATGACGAAATCGTCGTCGTTTTCATCTTCGTCAAAGGTAAATCCGTATTGGAATCCCGAGCAGCCGCCGCCCTGAACAAAAGTCCTGAGTTTGAGATCGGGATTGTTCTCTTCGGCTATCAGTGCCGATATCTTCGTTACAGCTGAATCTGTTATAGTTAATTGTTCCATAATCGTATTTATTAGATAACCGTAATTGCGGTTCACGAGAGTTGAAATCAAAAAGATGTCCTCTTATATGTAAGTCAGTTGATGGCCAAACATGGCCAGGTATTTCAGCTTTTATTTTTGCCTTCCAGATTTCGACCATTTTTATCCTATATTTTTTATTTTGGTTATTTTAACCAGCAGAAACGTTAGGACTGCCCCCAGATGCTGCACGGCCTCTTGCTGTTACTGATCCTGTCACGCAGATAGCCTTGCCTTCTACTGTAACCGTGGGCACGACTTTGCCAACGATAGTATCTCCTGTGTTAGGAGGTGTTCCGATCCTGCTGCCAAAATGCGCAGTTGGCTGTCCGTTGACTGTCACAGAACTAGCGCCTGAAACTATTATTCCACCTGCTCGATCTATGTTCACTCTTGATACTGAGGGCATATCAGCCTCCTATAGTTGGATCGCCGGACACGGCTTTGACATTGCTGGATTGACCTCTCCAGCTGCTGGGTATGATCGCTGTCATCGAATCGAAGATATCTGTGACAAATTTTTTCGCTGAAGTATAGAATTCAGTGTCTTTGACCCAATTAATTATTCCCGTTGTCACACCTTGTATAGCCTGGTTAACTGTGTTTTCCTCTGCGGCCAACGTGGTCAGTGTTTGCCCCTCTGCTACCGATTGAGATATCATGTCAGTGATCGGTGACAGTCGATCTTTAGTTTCGGAAATCTCGGTTTTATAAGACAAAGTATCGTTGAATCGGCCACTGGCAACATCACTGGTTTTTATATCATTAGTTACAGCAGTAGATAGCAAAAGCTGTGTAGCAGTCAAAGATGTTGCTAGACCGCTGAGAGCTATGTCTATTTCTGTGAGCATCTTAGAATGCCCCTGCATTTTATCCGTTATAGAGTTTATAGCATTAGTTAATTGATTCTGTGCAGCGATTATTAAAACTGTTTGTTTTGTCAGTGCTGCAGTTTGTGTTATTACTGCTTGGGGATAGTTGTCAGTTACAGAAAATTGTACAGGAAAAAAAGCCGGTCTCTTAGAATCTGGAAACGGAGTGTTAGTTGTACCAGGTTGAGGATCTGCGATGACAGTAATTTTTTTTCCTGTAGTAGCTGACATTTTTTAAGCTACATTTGCAGAAGAAGGTAGATCTGTGGCACCGGCAGGTAGGCCTGCACCTGTCGGCAGAGCAGGACTACCAGCGATTGAGTTTAGATTAGCTTCTATGGTCCTGGGGCTAGGCGGGACCAGTGAGCTGCTCAGAGATTGGAATGATTTCGAAACCCACTCTTCTACGGTTTTATAAACCACGGTGGCTGTCAGCCAAGATCCTATAGCAGTCGCCACATCTTGCACATAAGAAATTAAAGCACCTGATGCTGATACCGCGGCATTCATAGATATCGCATCAGACACTGATTCAACCAGCTGATCAGTTATCGGAGCTTCTTTAGGCGCAGGTTGGCCAGATCTTTCCAAAGCATCTTTGGTGGCCTGCACTTGGAAATTATTAGTCTTTATCTGATTGCTGGCAGAAGCAGCGATGATAACATTCATCTTCGACAGTGCGACAGCTATTCCGGCTAACGCGACGTTGACATCTGACAGCGTCTTAGAAGACAGTTCAGATGTGTCTAACATTTTGTTTAAGGCGTTGTTCATCTGATTCTGTGCAGCAATTAATAATTGATTCTGGGCCGTGATAGCAGTAGTTTGAGCTGCGATCACGGTAGCAGCATCGTCGACTATGGTCACTGTACCCGGTCCAGTCATTGTTCCTGTAATCGGCATTTGTCTACTCCTTTTATATTACTTATGCTAGAGTTAACTCTGTAGCAGCCTGCAGATATTGTTTGGAAAAATCTGCTTCTGTGTTTACTATCACGGAAACTGCTCCGCGATTGACCACTATCTCTGTATCGGGATTAACAGTGAACAGATAAGGCACCATGCCCACGCCCTGGCTAGACATGCTGAGCATCATTGGTTTGGTGATCTTGTAGCCGTTGGCTGTTTCTTCTACGTACTTGGCTATGATTTCTTCACCACCGGTCAGTTTGATAGTTACCACGTCTCCGTGGCCAATTCCTTTATTGATCAGCATAGTCATCCTTGTAAGTGTTTTTTAAGTTCAGTGAATCCGCCTATGAGCTCGCCGTCTAGGAATATCTGCGGAACAGTCCTCGCTGATGGCACTGCTTCTAGGAGATCTTCTCGGGTCCAACCGTCACCGATTTTACGTTCTTCGATCTCATAACCTTTGGTTTTCAGCAGCATCCTAGCTTGATCGCAGTAGGGACACTGATATTTCGACCACATCGTTGCTTTCATTTTTCTCTTTCTTTAAAAATATGATTATAAACTAGGAAGTTCTTCGTAGTCAATACTGTCGCTCATTATTCCGATCACATAATTCGTGCTTTCGTTTTCCTGGAGAGCGGTCTGTTTCTTGCTGGTATCGCTGTGTTTGTTAAACCAGGGTATTGGAGTGGTCTTAGGATAAGATTCGTAGTATTTGATTCCAATGACTTTGAGAGCATCAGCAGCGGTGTAGTCAACGAAGTCTTTGAGGATGTTAGCGTTGAGTCCTATCACTGGACCTTTCTTGAACAGATAGTCGGCCCAAGATTTTTCTTCTTGGATCACATCCATATATAGTTTGTAGACTTCCTGTTCGCATTGCTCTTTGGCTCGGGCAAATCTCTCATCTTCTTTGACCACTTGATTGATCAAGAATGCAGTCCACTCTTTATGAAGCAGCTCGTCTTGCAGGATTAGGCTAATAATATTGCCGTTGCCAATAAAAATCTTGTTCTCTACCATGGCAAGGCTTGTGGCAAATGAAACCATGAAGCGAAACGCTTCTAGGGCATATGAAGCGTTCAGTGCTAGCCAGATGGCTTTTACATGTTCTTCTTCCGGAATTTGCTCGTCCATTTCTTTACGGCAGTTAATAGTGTGTAAGCGGTCGTAATATTCCCCCACACTTGAAGCCATATCCACAATTTCTTGAGTATCGTGAATAGTATTAAAAACTTCTTTAGGAACATTATAGATATTACGGATAATGTGGCTATAGCTGCGGCTATGAATGTTGGTCTCAAAGAAACTCCAATTATACATTAGTGCTTCCAGTTCAGGAAGGCTGACCACAGGAGTAAACACCTGTGCAGGTCCACGACCCTGTAGGCTATCAAGAGCAGTCTGTCTTAACAGATTGCTGGTAAAGATATGCTTGACTGCGTCAGAGGCATCTTTGAAGTCGTTGGCATCCTTGCTCAAAGATATCTCTTCCGGCACCCAAAAGAATCCGCGAGCTGTCTGTTCTATCTTCTGCAGCTTGTTATATTTCACCTCCTCAAACCTCTGTATGGTCACTGGACCTTCTGGGTCGAGGAACATCTTTCTCGATAGGTAATCTGTTTTTTGTTTTAGATTGTATTGTTGTTTGCTCATGTCTGTCTCTCTATAGTTTGCAGGCTTCGCAGTCCGCGTCGTCTTCGATTAATTCTCTTTCGTTGTAAAATCCATTATAGTGTACTTCTGGTGTCGGTGCTTCCTGTGATTTAGCACCTGCTTTGTTGATCAGGCTGTAATAGAAAGTCTTTAACCCCCACATGTGTGCCTGCATCAAATTCTTGGCTATCAATGTAGTCGGTACTTTACGATCGGGGAAGTGTGCGGGATTGTAGAAAGTGTTTGTTGAGATGCTCTGATCGACATAGGCTGCCAATACTGCTGCTGTTTTAATATAACTCGCGCAGTCTCTCTGCTCCCACATCAGTTCATAGCGATTCTTTAATCTCTGATATTCAGGAACTACCTGCGTAAAGGATCCGGCCTTGCTTTCTTTGGTTGAGATAAGGCTCATAGGCAGCTCGATACCATTGGTGGAGTTTATGACCACGCTGGAACTTTCTACAGGAGCGATGGCCATCAATGTGGCATTTCTAACGCCATGTTGCTTCATCTCAGACCTTAGGGTTTCCCAATCTAGCTCTGGAGAAAAATCTGCCAGTTCGTTGACACCAGGTGCTCGGCGCTCCCACGGAAAAATTCCTTTACCATAATAGGTCATACCACTGTCTTTGCAACTGCCTCTTTCACGAGCTAGCTCTACGGTAGCCTCTGTGAGATAATAGGCCTGATGCTCCATCCATGATTTAACTTCTTGTAGGCTATCTTTCTCGCCATACCTCAAACCACGTTTGGCATGCCAGTAGGCTAGATTAGTAACACCTATGCCCAATGGCTGTATCTCATCGTTGGATAGCTTGCTCTGGATACTTAGAAAATCTTGATAGTCGAGGATATTGCAGAGACTACGTTGCAAGATCCTACAGGCCCTACGCATATCTTCCGGATTACGGAAAGCACCCCAATTGATAGAACCGAGAGTACAGAGCGCTATGCGTCCCTCAGGGTCATCTAATCTCTTGAAAGGTCTAGTAGGTAGTAGGATCTCGCAACACAGATTACTTTGGTATATGGTATGATATTCAGGATCAAAAGGTCCTTGGTTCATGACATTGTCGATGAACACTAGATAGATGCGTCCTGTGTCTGTGCGCTCTTTAAGAATGCCGCCTTTGAACACATCTTCTGCGGCCATGGTCTTCTTGCGAAGATCTTTGCGCCGTTCGTATTTTACATAGAGCTCTTCGAACAATGCCGTATCTTTGTAGAATGCTTCATATAAATCAGGTACTTCGTTGGGGTCAAAGAATGTGATGTTTTCTTTGTTCTTAAACCTACGCCAAAAGAATGCCGACAGCACGACTCCGTAGTCCATATGTCGTACTCTAGTTTCTTCTGTGCCTTGGTTGTTCTTGAGAACGATTAGATCATCAAATTGATGATGCCAGATGGGATAAAAAACTGTCGCTGAAGCATTTCGGATACCACCCTGTGAGCATGAACGCAGATCACCGAACCATTTCTTTAAGAACGGGATCATCCCAGTGTGCATGATCTCCCCACCGCGGATGGGGCTACCTAAGGGGCGGAGACGACCAATCTCTAAACCGATGCCAGCACGTTTGCTGGCATACTTGGCCATCATTTCTCCCGAAGCAAAGATCGAATCCAGGTCATCATCTGAACGGATAAGCACACAGCTACTAAACTGCTTAGTAGGAGTGCCCAGACCGGCGAGAACAGGAGTAGCAAGAGTAAATAGACCGTCACTTGCGGCAGCGTAATACTCCTTGATGTAGCGTAACCTCGCTGAGTTGGGTTCCTCGTTGTGGAATACAGTGGCGGCTGCAACCATGTAGCGAACTTGTGGTGTCTCATAGATTTCCTTTGTAGCGCGATTCCTTACTAGATATTTTTCGATCAACTGTTCGATGGCGGCATACGAGTACAATTCGTCTTTTTCGTGATCTATGATCTCGTCCATCTTGTTCCAGTCGTCTTCAGAATACCAAGCAAGGAGTTCTGGAGTATACAAGCCGACTTCGACATTGCGTTTTACTATTTCATAGAGGCTGGGAGGATCGTAGCTGCCATAGACATCCTTCCTTAGCATAGATAGTCTCTGTTTTCCAGCCACATATTGATAGTTGACATGCCCGACATCTGGATTAGATTCGATGTCTATGAGATCCACTATGGCTCTCAGGGTTATATTATCGATCTCTTTGGTAGTGATGCCATCGAAAAAATGTAGCTGTGCTTTGATCTCTATCATGCTTTGGCTGACGTCTGCTATTCCCTTACAGACCTTTGCGATCTGCGCCTGCCATTTTTCGATCATTAGTGGTTCTTTTTGGTTATTTCTTTTAATAACAGTGATGGTCATCGATGGATCTCTTTTTAAGAAAGATATTTAGTTGCCAGGTTTGATAATTAACTACTAACTGATAGATTCGTACCAATAACTTAACAGGCTGTTTACATTAGTATCTGTGATCGTTTGGTTAGTGTATTGAATCCTAATGGTTTCTTGATTTTGATCGCCGTTGAGATCCACCATCTGTGCCGTGAATTTCAGATTGTTGGCTAGACTAGCATTGCCTGAAAAATCGTATTCGTCGATGAGATTGACTGCGCCGGACAGTTTGTTCACAGTCGCGGTCAAAACTCCAAATCTCACGGTGTTGTTGCTGGAGCTCTTATGGAGATAGTGTATCTTGTATCCCAGTGTGTCGAAAATGGGCAACCTGAACAACGTGATAGGATTACTGGCATTCGCAGGCACGGGAATGGTCTTGGTGAATTTGTTTTCTGATATGGTACTGCCACTGACATCTGGAACATAGGCTAGATTAGTAGCAGTGGCCATTTTTTTAGAACGATCGATATAGTCGTTGAATGATATGTTGCTGACCTGGTTGATCGATTCTATTAAGTAGAGCACGGGGTAGACCGCATCTGTATATGCTCCTCCGTCATTTCCCACATTCATGAATGAATTGTTAATAGATGAATTACCGTAACCTTTTAAGATGTTAACACCATGTTCTTTGATATCTAGGAATGAGCTGTTAGTGATCTTGTTCCTATGGGGGCCAATCTCCTGTGCCGAAGAATTCGAAACAGAGACACCGAAATTTATGCCTTTTCCGAGATCTCTGAATACCATTTTATCAAACACGTTATCATGGACATTGTATTCGCTGAGTAAGCCGTAACCAAATTGGCAGATCTCGCAGGCGTCGAACACGTTTTCTCTAGATGCAGTAATATCCGAAGAAGATTGGATGTTGACTCCTGCTGATGATATGGGCGAGGTTATGATCCAATTGCCTTTTAGTTTTAGATCTCTGAAAGACGATGCCTGCACATCCTTTAGAAATAGTCCATCGCTGGTCTTCGTAGTTTCAAGGGTCAATGATTCTATGTGTACATTCGTCGTCCTAACATCGGGATCAGCGATCGACGGAAGCTTGTTCAGAGATACTACAGGAAAAGTTTCTATCTGTCTTATGACCGTGCGATCTTTGCCGGCACCTACGATCCTAGAGTTAGAAGGTATTTTTAAAGACTGTACGATCTTGTATACGCCAGGCTCGAAGAACAACGTCACCCTGCTAGAAATCGAGGATGAGTTGCTGGGGTTATTAAACAGTTGATCGATGGCTCTTTGTATGGCCAACGTGTCGTCGACTTGACCGTCACCGATGGCTCCAAAATCTTTGATCGACACACGCTCGTCGATTTTGGCCTGCATGGTCCTGCGCACAGGCTGAGAAACAGAAGGTCCGGTCTGTATAGAATTGTCGTTTTTCCTGTACTGATATTCTAGGGCGAAATCGATGAGGCTGTCATTTTCAGTTAGGATCTTGGTATTGCCCACAGCAGGAGCACCTTCTGCGACTGCGCCATTTCCGATGAACAGTTCTTGCGTGTCTACGGCCCAACCAAGCTCACCGCTCGCGAGCTGAGGGATTCCGGAAACGTTCTTTTTACCCCTTCTTACTTGTATCTTTGAAATTTGTACTACGGCCATGATGTCGACTCCGTTTTAGCTATTTATCTTGTAATATTGTTCTACTCGGTCGCACCAACGTCCTACCCAGAAGTCAAAATCTTTGGATTCTAGCACGAATTCTTGATACTGTGGTTCTCCCCAAACACCTGATGTTATTTCGGGCGGTCTCACGCACATCAATATCACGCCTTTTCGGATATTGGTCTTATGGACTTCGTTGTGTGCCAGAGCATAGGCTGTGAGCTGCAGGAAATAGTCGTCGATCCACTCTAGTTTTTTAGGCTTATTGGTCTGTTTGAAGTCTAGGATACTTTCTTGGCCATCATGCACGCCAACGCAGTCTGTGGTTCCTGCATAAAGTTCGGGAAAATACAATGGCACTTCGCTGCCCCAGACTTCATTGACAGATGAAAACCCCTGTTCTATAACGGTCTTGGCCATCAACAGACTCTGTTGGGCATAGGGATTACTCACCGATTCTTTGAGCGGTTCACCTTTGATGTAGTCTTCGAGATATTTGTGCATCCTCGTACCACGATTGGCTGCCTCAGTGGTGATCTGTTTGGCACGTTCTTCTCCTACAGCACGTTTCCAGTTGGCCAGCGCTTCTCGAGCTTCTTGTGGTTTGGTCTTATCTAAGATCGTAGTCACGCTGGGGACCTTGTGTCCGTCGGGTGTGGCATAGAGGCGCTGGCCCTGGCTCTCATCTCTTTTCAGAGGAGAATACTCATATTTTTTTATTAGGAGTGTCATTCAGCTAGTATAGACTACTTTTCAGCAGCGGTCAACCACGAGCTCGATCAGTGGCTCGCATCGCCATTTTTTTCACTGTTTGATCTTGTTGATTTTTACGTACTTCTACCGAATCTCTGGTTTTGAGTTCTATACCGTTTTCATCAAAGTGTTTGGTCAGCATTTTTACTGCTGGATTCTGATCGTGATAACTGAGGAAAGTGCGATAATCCAAAGGATGCTCTAGATTTGGAACTGTTTGATTTAGCTCGTCCCAAGAGAATCTAGCAGGAGATTTTTTTTCTTCAGCTGAAGCAATAAGGCTTTTCAGGATCAATGAAAGATCCTGAGCCTCATTTATTTTTTTTTTGGTTCGATGCTTTCTCTGGTAGCCCGGCCTGCGGTTTCATCTCCGCCGGCAGCGGCCTGATCAGCGCCAAATTCATCATCCGAGGGCATTTCTTCCTCGCCAGATAGGTCATCTTCGGGCGGTAGCTCAGAATCTAGATCAGTCATTGGCTCCGTTCCCATCATGGGAGGCTCGCCCTCGCCTGTCAGTAGTCCCACGCCCTGCGTCAACTGTGTCCTTGAGCTTTCCAGTGATGTATAGATAGTGGCCAAGGCTGGCTTGACCACGCTCTCAAATTCCATGGCCAATTCGCTGCCTAATTCATCTCGTATCGAGTCTACCAATTCTAACATTGATTCGGCCTGCATGTTAGCAGTATCTTCCATCCAGCTAGTGATACGATCGACCATATCACGTGCTGCCATGATCAATTCCGCTTTTTCTTCTTCGCCTTCACGTAGCACGCTTTCGCCCACTGATTCTTTCTTATGGCTCTTGTAGCCTTTGCCTTTCATCCAATGTGCCAGAGCATAGGGATTGTCAATTTCCCCGTGCTTCTTCATAGCCTTGACTGTGCCTTCCCAGCCTTCGGGGGCCTTTTCAGCTAATTGGTTAGAAGCCTGTGTGGCTGCTTCTTTGCACTTTTTCCTTAGTTCTTCTGGAAGCTCTTTGAATCTTAGCACACCTTCTAGGACTTTGTCTAGAACCATTTGTTCCATGGCTGTGAATTCGATCATGTGATTCTCTGACCTCTCTTCTATGGCACGATTCAGCACATCTAAGAACATCTTGTTCTTGTTATAGGTTTCGTCTTCGTAGACAGCATTGTAGCCCTGGGAATTTTCGAACTGGCTGATCTTAGTCCTTAGTTTGTTCCTAGCATCTTCTAGCTGCTCTATGGTAAAAGAATCTAAGTTGATCTTCTGTCCGAACATCGAAGCCAAACTTTCGTTCATGGTTTTCGATGATGGTTTAGTATTAAATTCATTGAGTCTCATATGGGTAGTTCCTAGATGTTATTTTTATTTATCTCAAAAGCGAATAGAATTCTTTGTCTATGTACTGTTTAGCCGTCTTGGCCTTGCCGTGAGAAATTTCATATCTCCAAAGAGTGGTATCTTTGAGCAGTTGGTCTTTGGTACGTTTAAAAGTATTTTTATAGAACACTGAGTCTATATAGTTCTTTTCGAATAGGCGATCTTTGTTTACGATTTCTTCTATGCTCTTGAATTTTTTCTTTTCGTAGAGCTTGCAGACTGCAAGTGCTGTGACTTTTAAGAAAGTGTCAGCGATCTTGAATTTCCTACCTTTGATAGAACAGTAAGAAGTCCACGTGCCCTGTCTTTTTTCCACGGTGAACTGTTTGTATTTCAGCGTGTTTTTATCTGCGTTCACGAACATATGATTAGATGCTATCTCAAATATCATCTGCTCAAAGTCTTGTATCTTGCTGGTTAATTCAGACAGATCGGTAGACATACTCTATATCGTTTTTGATCACTTTCACTAAGAGATTTTTCCTGATTAGGTTCTCAGCTACGGTTTTTTCTCGCTCTTCTAGGGTAGATAGCATGGTAGGGCCCGTGATAGAATCTAGGAGGCATTTTTCTTCGCCGTTCCTCCAGATCGGAATGTTCATCACGAGATCTTTGATTTTCATCTTATGGTCGATAGCTGCTTTTTCAGATCCATTATCTGCTTGTTCAGCAAGGTAATCTGATCTTGTATCTCTTTCTTTCTAGCAGTTATTTCTTTTTGATGTTGCGCCATCTGCGCCTGAGGCGACACTTTTGGTGCGTTGGGATCCATGGGTTTACCGGGTCCCGGGGGTAATGTTGGATCGGTCTGAGTAGACAGTAGTTCCATCAAACGAGATTCAGTGTACAGTTCTGACAATTTCATAGACTGTTTACTTATCCCTAAAAATCTATAGGGCGATCAAAACGGTAGCTATGGTCGATAGCAGAGCTGCTACGATAGTGCCCGTAGAACCGATGATCACTTTGCTCATGCTTTTTTGACCGACTAGTATGTCTTTGCTGATCTGCTCGACTTTGACTTCTATGACGCTGAGGCGATAATCCAGCTGCTTGTATCTTTCGGCGCAGAGATCCACGTGAGCTTCTAGGTTCTCTCTTTCTAATGAGGTGGTTGACATAATCAAGATCCCTTGTCTATCTAAGACAGAAAATGTAGCCTATGATTATGCCTTGTTTGCCTTGCTATGGAATTATTTATCACTCTTGACCGAAATGATGGTGTTTCGGTAGCGATCGGTTTTGGTATCAAACACTGGAACTTCCAAGCTCACGGATTCGGTGAGGCTGTCAAAAATGGGGACGAGATGCAGGTCTTCTACGAGCAAGCCATACGGCCTTCCTAGATTATCTGTGAGACCGTCTTCATAGTCAAATTGGAAATCGAAGATCCAACACTTCTGTGTGCCGACTAGTTCAGTACCGAATGGGTGATTCCTGCAGTCTACGATCTCCGACCTAGGAGAGCGATCGTAGGAAGGATTCACACGCATGGAAATGGTCTGCAGCAGGGTTAGGAAATTCTGCTGTTGCATGATGGCTAGTTCTTTGCCTGCTTCTTTCCTGTGCTGTTTGGTTTCTGTGATGTCGATCAGCGTCATCACTGTGATGGTCTTCATGGTTATATTTAATGGCCATAAAAAAAGCGCCACTGTAAAGTGGCGCCTTCCTTCCCATCCCTAGGAAAAACTTCTTAGAAGCGTGGTGCAAAAACTGCTACTACAGCCAGGGTGACACCGGAAACCGTAGTTGTGTTTGGTGTGCCTGTGCCTTGCACTCTCAGATAGACAACATCTGTAGCTCCGCTCTCGAAATCAGAACCGTCAGCTGTGCCAACACCTGCGATAGTGAAAGCGTCAGGACCATTTTGATCAGCACCTGTGCCGTCGCCACCAGCTAGTGTAAGCTGAGCTTGCACTGCTAGAAGATCAGCGTGAGTCATGTTAGTCTTGCTTGCGCTGACGATTAGCGTGCGACCTGCGTCAGAAGTAGAATTGAAAAACTTCTGGAAATTTCTAGCGATTACTGCGTCATTGATCATACCGTATGCCATAATATATTCTCCTCGTTGGCTATGCCCACTACTCTGTGGGACTTGTATTTTTATTTAGCCAAACTTTGGAAAATCACTCTGAGAGGGCTGTTTTTTGCTGTGATTCTGGAGAGTTCCGTTCTTCTTGTATCTTTTTCACTCCCCTAACGAACTTTTTGGCATCACCGCCGCGTATGGCATTTAGGAATCTGCGCTCTAGTTCGTTGGCTTCTTCTGGTGTATACTGCTCTCGGATCAGCTGGAAAAGATTTACTGAGCTCTCGATGATGTTGGCACCCCTGGTTTCTATGAGAGAAACGGTGTCTCTCCTGCGACCCAGTGAGTTCAGCTCTTCTAGAATGGATCTAGTTTTCTTTTTCATTTTTCCAACGTCCTATCACTGTAATATTTACCTCGTGAACAGATATATTTTTCGATATCGAATGATCTCTGATGCTAAATACTCAGTAGAAACCATGATGGTGTCTACCACACACTTACACAAGGAAAACACAATGTTACAGAAAATCAAAGGGTTTTTCTATAGAATATGGATATCTATAGAACAGACACAGATGGCTCGAGCCGAGGCTATGCTTAAGAGCAGCAACTGGACTAGAATAGAATGAAACGGATCTTAGAAGCTATCACTGATCTTTTCCAAGCCATAATGATCGCTAGGAAAGCCACTTGCCTAGCCAGAGCTGGAAAATACGAAGATATCAAACGTCTCTACGAAGGGATTTAATTGATCATGAACTATTTTGCTGTATTGGAATTTTGGCAGCAGAAATCTGTAGAAAACTACTACAAGTTGAGGTACGGTAATCATTGGCAGTGGTATTATCTCAATTGGGAACTTAATCGAGAATTCTTAGCTTGACTTTGATATGAAATAAATATATACTAGATAAAAGGAGAAAGCTGTTGCTCCTCAAAGGTGGGCGGTCCGCTAAAACAGCAAACACAGACAGACAAGGAGAAAATGATGTTAAACAATGATTTCACAAAACAGATCACAGAAGCCAGTGATAAAGTAAAGCAGTTCGTACCTACCGTTAGCTTTAACAAGAACGGCTACGAGATCCGCGCACAGATGCTGGAAATGGCGCAAAATCAACTCTGGCAGGACTACCAAGCCAAGTGGGGTGCTTTTGAGCTTTCCATCAACAAAGAAGCCAACGAGATCGTGACCAAGGTAGAAATGCCTCGTGCGCCAGGCGTCGAGCAAGTTTTAGACGCAGCACAGAAGTTCTATGATTTTGTCAATAATCAAAGCCTAAAAAAATAAAGATACGAGCATAGCTCTTTATTGTTGTAAGAAAACAGGGACCTAGGTCCCTGTTTTTATGACTTGACAAATTCCCAAAAATCTAGTTTAGATTCGATCCACTGTTCCACCATTGGATGAGAACGTTCCGTTAACTGTTCGGTGCTCTTTGGCTGTATCATAGGAACTCCGTCTTTTTCATTCGGATAGATGCGAATCGAATCTTCGAATCCTTCTTTATAAAATTTTTTAATTTCTTCTAGATCGTCGATGGATACAGATCTACGGTCATTGATAAGGAGAAATTCATAGTGTTCGACATTATAGGATCGCAGCACTGAAAATCGGTGTGCGCCATCATGTACTACGTATTTTTGTTTGCCTCGGGGATCTTTAATTGATTTTTCTATGAGTATAGCACCCTGCCATTCCTGTTTCTGATACCATGTTCTTGACAGAGTTAGTATCTTTTCTAATTTATAATAGTAATACAATTTGCTGGTATCATAGAATCTTTTCTTGGTTTCTTTTTTATCGAAAACCATCGGATCGGCGTTTGAGTAGTATTGGAAAATAGCCGCACCGAATGTTTTTCCTACCTTTTTAGATAGATCCCAGAGAGAGTAAGTCGGTGGTATACTAACTAGATCTAAAGACAGAGTTTTTAATTCAAACTTATTCATGCAACTGATAAAAGAATTTGTTTAAATTAATTACACCAGCTTTGCTTGGCTTCCCCGTAGTATTCGCGTGCTAGACCATTGGCGATCAATCCCTGTCGCACGCTCTTACCGTCGACGATGATGTCACCTAGTACACGACCACCAAACTTATCCCAACCGTACAGGACCACCTGGAATTGCTGTCCACCTTGCACGAGCTGTTTCGTAAATTGACTTGCCATCTCTCCTCGTTGGGCTTCTTGTGGACATTGAGCTCGGTGTCCTTTTTCGGGGGTATCCACTCCGAACACTCTGACCGCAAGTTCCGGTTTGAGGGGCTGAGGCAGAAAGGGAGCGGCGATCACGATTGTGTCGCCGTCACTCACTCTTAGGATCTGTGCATCGTAGGTGGCAGAATTTTTAGGCATCTTCTGCGCGAATGCCAGCACAGGTACAGCCAGTAATAATAGTAGTAGTTTTTTCATAATGTTTTCCTTTGAATTATTTATGTTTGACCCAGAAGCCTAGTCTTTCTCCAGCGGCACTGGCATACCACGACCACCCTATGGGCTGTTCTACGGATTCTCCGCGCCAGACAGGTATGATTTCATCTGAGCTGTGATTAGCGAAATCGTCATTGTAACGCAGATGCACTTCTATGACTTTGGTGCCTATGTATTCTACATTGATCC